CAACCCAAAGTTGCGTAAGAAAATTAGTCTGGGATCTGAGATTGAGCATACACAATTTGCACAAACCCCTAGTTATGGTTTGAATCGTGCCCTAAATGGTGGGCTTCCATATGGACGACAGGTTCTCGTATGGGGCAATAAGTCAAGTGGCAAGTCGTCTTTCTTGCTACAAACAATCGCTAAGGCTCAGGAAGAAGGTAAGGTATGTGCATGGATCGACGCAGAGATGACGTTCTCCCCAGAATGGGCTGCACACTTGGGCGTAAACGTAGACAGTCTAATTGTTTCAACGGCTCGCACAGTGAACGATATGGTAGATGTAGGTACGGATCTCATGAGGGCTGGGGCAGATATTATTGTCGTTGACAGTATCTCAGCGCTGCTACCAGCCATTTACTTTGAGAAGGACTCCACTGATCTAAAGCAACTTGAGAACACCAAGCAGATTGGCGCAGAGGCACGCGACATGACCAACGCAGTCAAGATGCTTAATTATGCAAACAATCAAGACAAGCCAACTCTACTCATTTTGATTAGTCAGGCTCGTAATAATATTGGAGCAATGTATGCAACACAGCAGCCCACGGGCGGCATGGCAGTTAAGTTCTATTCATCTACTATCATTAAGTTGTTCTCTTCTGAGTCTGATAATCAGGCTATCAAAGGGAAGATCTATGTCGGTGACAAGATCATTGAAGAAAAGGTTGGACGAAAGGTTCGTTGGGAAGTTCAGTTTTCAAAGACGAGTCCAGCATTCCAGCAAGGGGAATATGACTTTTATTTCCGTGGAACCGAACTTGGCGTTGACACAATCGCAGACCTTGTTGATACAGCAGAAATGCTTGGCTTTATTGAACGAGGTGGAGCGTGGTACACATGCGAAGGAGAGCGATTCCAAGGACGAGATAAACTAGTTCTTGGCGTTAAGGAAAACCTTGACATGCAAGATGCACTGATTAAGAAGGTGCTTGGTGAGTAAGTACAGCGCATTTCAGGGGACGTTCTTCTGTCAGAAGTGTGGGTCAGAGGTTCAGAAAGCAAGATTTTGGAAAGACACCTATGACTTCACATGGATGTGTGACTGCAAGTTTGTTTCAAAGGTCAACTTGTATGGCAAGGGATACTGATGAGCGAACGCGGCGAGGCAAAGCGCATTGGTGCCAAACAGCACAAAAATAGCGGAAGAAACTATACTAAGGGAGATGCCAGTTGGCGCAACTACGTTCTTGACTTTAAAGAGTTTACAAAGTCTTTCAGTGTTACTCAAGACGTATGGGCCAAGGTGGTTACTGATTGCCTAAAGGTTGACAGAAAGAAGTCTCCTGCTATATGCTTAGTCCTTGACGGTAAGACAAGGCTTGCCATTATTGAATGGTCTGAATTTGAAAGGTTGGTAGAAAATGACGACGACGCTTGAACAAGTTAACGGTCTATATGAGATTGCTGACTATATGCAAGATGAGGAACTAACATCTGCACTAGAATTCATTGCTAAGATTATTATGAAGCCAGATATCCCATCAGACGTTGCCGTCTTTCACATCGTTCGCTTGCAGGCTATTGCAGCAAAGATGGCAATGAGGGCTACATGGATGGCTAACGTAGATAAGAGTGATAGAGCAAAGAAGAACCTCTATTACACAGCCGCTGCTGAAATAGATAAGACAGTAGCCGCACTAAAGTTTATTCTCAAGTGATACAATTGTGTCCTAAACAAAGGAAAAATATGGCGAAAAATTTTTTAAAGCAGGTATTAGATAAGCAACCAGAAGGGCCAATTGACACCAAGGCTCTCATCGAAAAGATTGAGTCTGGATATACGGCAAACAGAGGCACAGAGTTTAAAAAGAAGAAGTCGTTTAGCCCATCGTCGCTTGTGTACGGTAATGGTGCATGTCCACGGTACTGGTTCTTGGCATTTGATGGTGCAGAGTTTGAGGACAATGCAGATGCATATGCCGTAGCAAATATGGATAGCGGAACATTAAGCCATGGAAGAATCCAAAAGGCTATTGAAGAGTCTGGCATCATGGTAGAGACAGAGAAGAAGTTGATCACACAAGATCCACCAATCTTTGGTTTTGCTGACGGCATCATCCAGTGGGGTGAGGAGCAGCCAGTTATTGAGATTAAGACAATGCGTGAAGAGTCATTCTTGTATCGCAAGCACGCAAAGCCACCGTCATACCATCTTATGCAGTTGATTATTTACATGAAGATCTTGGGCAAGAAGTTGGGCGTACTTATCTATGAAAATAAGAACTCTCATGAACTTCATGCCATTCCTGTAGAGGTAAACGATGAGTATAAGGCTTGGGCAGAGTACGCATTTAATTGGATGCGCAAGGTACGCAAGGCTTGGGAAGATCGCACCCTTCCACAAAAGCCCTATAGATCGAACTCAAAGGTCTGTAAGACATGCCCTATTCAGAAGGCTTGCGCGGCAGCAGATAAGGGAGATGTAAAAATTGAACCCTTGGAGTACCTTGAATGAAAAACTGCGATTGGTGCTCTAGTGATTTTAAGCCAAACGTAAGTTATCAGATTTACTGCTCTTCAGAGTGCAGGGTACTTGCAACAAAAAATAAAGTTAATGAAAAATACAGAATAAAAAAAAGACAGAAACTTTCTCAAAAAGAAAGAAGGTGCTCAAATGGATGTGGAACTTTATTGAGCATCTATAACGAGTCTTCTTGTTGCAGTAAGTGCGCTGTTGATCAAAAACAAGTTAATAGAATGCTCAAAGAGTTAAAGGGTTTAATAGAATATGAAAAGTTTGAAGAGTAGACCAGAGTCTTTTTGCTCAATAGACGCAAGCACAAATAGTTTGGCATTTGCGTATTTTAAAAATGATGAATTAGAAAAATATGGGAAAATTAAATATTTTGGCAATGATATTTATGAAAAAATAGTGGATACTGCACACAAAACAAGAGTATTTTTTCAACAATTTGATAATGTAGAGCACATTATTATTGAGCAGCCAATCTATCTAAACTCTCCGAAGACTGCTGCAAATCTATCTATGAGCCATGGAGCGCTAGTTTCGGCAGCAGCCATAACTGGGGTTCAGCACATTGCTAGCGTAAGCCCCATGCAGTGGCAAAATTGGACAGGCAATAAGAGACTAACGGTAGAAGAGAAGCAATCAATTAGAAGTCAGAATCCAGGAAAAACAGAGTCTTGGTATAAGTCACAAGAAAGATTATTTAGAAAGCAAAGAACAATTAAGTTTGTTAATAGTAAGTTTGATATTAAAGTCGATGACGATGACGTTGCTGATGCAATTGCCATCGGAGCATGGGCACTTGACAATTGGGGCAAGGTGTTCTAAAATTATGCCAAGAGGAAGTTCTTTACACCACTCAGAAGCGTATCTTAGAAAAAGATTCCTTCTTGACAAGAAAAGTATAGAAGACATTGCTAAAGAGTGTGGCGTAAGCATTCAGATAATTTATAAGCAACTAAAAAAGTTTGGACTAAAAAAATGAGCGACATGGTTAATCATCCATCACACTACACTAGCGATCCTAGTGGAGTAGAGTGCATTCAGATTGTGCGTCATCGTAATTACAATATTGGTAATGCCATTAAGTACCTGTGGCGTGCAGGACTCAAGAATGAGGATAAGCACATTGAGGATCTTAAGAAGGCTATCTTTTATATCAATGATGAGATCAAGAGGATTGAGGGTTCACACTAATGGGTCGTCGCAAGAAATATGTGAGTCCAATTGGTAACAAGTTTATTCGTACTCCTTATTATGCTCTAGACAGCGGTAGGGTAATTGAGCATGGAGAAATTATTAAGATCCATGGAGAGCACGGATGTAAGTTCAGATTCCTTGAGCATGTAGTAAATTCAGAAAACAATGTTGAGTGGATCGACTGCTTTGAACTGCGCCAAGGCGTTGTTTCTGGCTGGAGGTCGTTCAGGTGTGATAGGATAAAGCCCTTGCCTAAGAAGAGGCGAGAAAAGAAGTTGACGAGTGTGAGGACAGAGGGTGAGTAAAGACGAACTTATAGTGTACTGGGCTGTAATCACTGAAAAGGATTACGGAATGGATCGACAAATAATGTTTGTTGAGCCAGCACCTTTGAGAAAGATGCTGTTCTCTAATAGGAATAAGAATAATAAAAGTCGTCAGAACTTTCTAAAGTGCCCAGCGGTGGTAGATGTTATTAACAATGTTTTTGTATGGAGATCGCCAAAGAACACCTCCATTGAGATAGAGGTTGTCAACGGTCGTGTTGAACCAAACAAGAGATATGAGACTGGCGACCTTCTTGATTGGTATACAGAGCATCCACCAACAATTGAAAACAATCTTTTGGCGACACTTGACTACCACATTATCTTTTTTGCGGAAGAGGAGGTAGAGGTTCTTCTTACCGCTCCATATTTCACCAACGCCCCACACCTTGCAAATGGAGCAATTGTTCCTGGCAAGATGAATGTTGGATCTTGGTTCAGACCAATAAATGCTGAGTTTAATCTATGGAGTGGTAATCGAAGCATATCGTTTGAAGAAAACGAAGACATTGCATACTTCACCTTCATTACTGACAAAAAGGTCAGGCTACAGGAATTTAGAATGACTCATGAATTAAACAGAATTGCTATGTCCATGGTGTCATCCATATCTTGGATGCCACACAAGCCACTTAGAGAAAGATACGAAAACTTCCGCAAGCGCAAACTGCGTGGAGTAATCTTGGGTAAAATCAGAGAGAATCTAGTGTGACTATTTTCACACTACCCTCTATAACCATTTGACAACGCCGAAGAATGGTGTTAGTCTAGATAATGTTGCCGCCGCAAGGAGGAAACAGATGAAAACGAAACTGCTAGGAGGTGTGTTAATGGTGACGGTATTGATGAGTGGATCATCTAACGCTATCGCTAACACTTCCACCGAACAGGTGTATGCTAAGTCTGCACCGATTGCGACGGAGGCTTTGTACAAGCCTGTCGTAGAAAGCACAAAGGCTGATACAAAGCCAAAGGCCTGCAAAAACTGGCTCGTTCGTGAACTGAAAGAGGCAGGGTTTAAGGGCAAAGGACTGCGAATCGCATGGGCTATTGCTATGCGTGAGAGTGGAGGAAGGGCTAACGCGATTTCTTCTACAGGAGACTATGGAGTCTTTCAGTACATTCG